CCGGCGAAGAAGTACCGATTACCGCCCGCCGCGTAGTAACTTTCCATGCCAGCCAAAAACTCAAAGGCATGGTGGAGCATTACTATGACAAACAACGCTAATCCCGTTATTCCTGCAAAACGTTATTTTTCGCTGGATGAAATGTGCGAACTGGTGCAAATCAGCCCGTCACAATTTGCCCAGTGGCAATATGAGAACGGTATCGTTGTCGGTTACGGCGGCGATCGTTACACCCGTTCCGATGTGGTGAAACTGTTGAAGCTGAAAGATACATTTGCGCCTTATGTCGACAGCTTCAGCCGTGATTCTTTGGATGCAAACGGTAATCCCGCTGCAAAGGCGGAAGAAGTCAAGGATAGCCTGAATCAAATTTTGGCAGATTTGGAAGCGTATTCATAATCACCATTTCGTATTTCAGCGAAAAATAAAAACCGACCTTTGAGAGGTCGGTTTTTTTATGTGGGGGACTGTTAGTTTTTGCACAAATAATAAGTAATATAAAAAAACGCCGAAATCTTTTAAAGACGTGGATTTCGGCGTTTTTGTGTTTGGAAAAAAGTTGCATCAGCTTTTTCACAAAACCGCGCGGGAATGCGCGGTTTTTTGTTGAAAGCTGTCGGGTTTTGATAGGTTTTTAAACGGGTTTTAAGAGGTTTTTAAAATCAGTTCACGGAGCGGCCGAACCATTCGACGCGACCGACGATGGCGATGTCGTCGTCTGTATGGCTTAGGTCTATTTCAAAGGGGGCGTAATGTGGGTTGGCTGATGTTACCAATAGCTTACCCGGCATACGTTGTACGCGTTTGACGAAAAGGTCGTTTCCTATGCGTAGGACGTACAAGCCGTCGCGCGGCTCGGTTTCGGCGTGGTTGATTAGGATGTTGTCGCCGTGGTTGAGGATGCCTTCCATTGAATCGCCTTTGACGGCGATTACGGAGAGTTTGTCTGTTTGGCGGGTGACGTAGTTTTCTATCCAGTATCGGCGGAAAGCCATACAGAATAAGGGTTTTTCATCGCTTACGGTTTGTCCATGCCCTGCTGCTGCTTCCACGCTGTATCGCGGGATAAAGACGAATTTGCGCACCAACGGGGGTGCCGAGCATATAGATCTTCTTAATAACCATCTAAATAACCTGAAAATCTAGTTATTATATAAAAGTAATATAAAAATCAATAATATATAAATATAATATTAATTCAAAAGGAAAAGGTCTTAATAACTGAGAATTAAGGTTCAGTTATTAAGACCCCAGTTTTTTCTGTTGATTAGGGAGGGTTTCGTTACTCTAAGTCAGCAATAAATAGAGCGATGTCATTATCAGATGCCGGTTCTTTTTTATTTGGCTTCTTGTCTACCATTTCAGCAATTGTCAAAATTATTTCCTTACTTTTCTTAGTTGATTGACGATAGTCAACAATCAATTTGAGTTCATCTTCTTTTAAGCTCACGTCTTGAGGGTCGTCTGAAACCTCCCATCCAGTAAGCAGGTAATTCACATCTGCTCCATTTATTGCCAAGGCTAACCATATTTCACCACCAGGAAAACTTAGACCCTGTTCATATTTAATCCACATTCTAGGGGATACTCCACAGTCTTTTGCCATTTCAGTCTGGGTTTTATTCCATTTAATTCTCAAATCTTTCAATCTATTAGCTACTTCTGAACTTTTATTCATATATAAATCCTTGCAAATATGAACTAAAGTTCATATTATGTATATAACAAATCTGAGATTGGTTCTGTATTAGTTCAGCATTTTAACATAAAGAGAAAGGGCTATCTATGGCTATAACTATTGAAAAATTAAAGGAAAATTTTGAAAAGGACGGTAAGACGCTGGCAGCTTGGGCGCGTGAAAACGGCTATAAACCGCGAGAAGTTTATTTAGTTGTCGGCGGTCAGAATAAAGCTAAATACGGTAAGGGGTTTGAAATTGCTCGAAAACTGGGGTTGAAATGAGATGGAAACTATTGATACCAAAGGGTTGATGGTAGTTTTAAAAGTCTCGCAACCTGCTATACACAAAAGAGCCTTAAAAGAAAACTGGCCGTACATCGAAGAAGTTGGCAAAGCTCGTGGAGGTCGTCTGAAAAAATATGTGATTGCCTCCCTCCCCGCCGAAATCCGAGCCGCAATCATGAAACGGCAGTCGGACGAGCTGGCGGAGAAGATGCCGAAAACCCTGCCCCAAATCAGACAAGAGAAGACGGCGATGTCGCCTCAGGTCTTGGCGGAAGCGGCGAAGCGATTGAACGAGAAACAACGGTCGGTGGCGGATGCGCGATGCGCGGTGGTGGCGACGGTGTTGGGTATCAAATATCAATACGGTTGCTCTGCCAAGGTTGCGGTGGCTCAGTTTTTGAGGCTGCTGGCGGAGGGTAAGTTGGACGAGGTTACGCTCGGCAACTTGGAAACGGCCAATGACCGCAGCCGGTCGGCAAAGGTTGGCGAACGTACTTTAGACGGCTGGATATCTGCTTATTTGAAAGCAGAAAACGCGACGGAGCGGTTGGTGGCTTTGGCTCCGAAGACGACGAAGGCGGTTAAACCGATTGAGAGCTATGGTTGGTTGCCGACATTTATGCAGTTTCACAATATTCCGTCCGCGCCGAAACTGGCACACAGCTACCGCCGATTTGTGCAGTGGGCTGAAGCGGAAAATATGCCGGTCAATGATGTGCCTAACTTGAGTATGGTGCGGCGCGTTTGGGAAAAGCTCCCGCTGATTATGCAGGAGCGCGGCAGGAAAACGGGGGCGGCTTATAAATCGCTGCTGCCTTATGTGAAACGTGATTGGGGGGCTTTGAAGCCGAACGATGTTTGGATCGGCGACGGGCACAGCTTTAAGGCGAAGGTGGCGCATCCGGTACACGGCAGGCCGTTTAAGCCTGAAGTTACGGTGATTATCGACGGATGTACGCGGTTTGTGGTCGGATTCTCGGTTTCGTTGGCTGAAAGTTGTGTGGCGGTGTCGGACGCTCTGCGTATCGGGGTCAAGCACTATGGTTTGCCGATTATCTATTACTCGGATAACGGCGGCGGCCAAACCGGCAAGACGATAGACCATGAAATCACGGGTATTACGTCCCGACTAGGTATCCGACATGAAACGGGTATCGCGGGCAACCCGCAAGGGCGCGGCATCATCGAGCGATGGTGGAAAGACAATCTGATTGAGATGGCGCGACAGTATGAGACTTTCACGGGCAGCGGGATGGACAGCAGCACGAAGAACCTGATGTACCGCAAGATGGAAAGTGCGTTTAACGCCTTGGAAAAAGGCAAGGAGTTGACGGCAGAACAGCAAAAATATTTGAAAAAGCTGCCGAGCTGGTCGCAATTTATCGCGGATGTGGTCAAGTGTATCGACGAATACAACAACCGCCCGCATGGCGAGCTGCCCCGACATCCTGACGGCGGGCATTATACGCCGAAGGCTTATCGGGAAATGAGGCTGGAACAGGACGGTATCGCGCCGGATATGTTGTCGGCGGAGGAGCTGGCGACGATGTTTATGCCGCAAGAGGTGCGAAAAGTTCAGCGCGGTTGGCTGGATTTGTTCAACAACTCTTATTTTTCGGTCGAGCTGGCGGAGTATCACAAGGACGAGGTACGAGTCAGCTACGATTTGGACGATGCTGACTTTGTCAATGTATTTGATATGGACGGCAAGTTCATCGCTAAGGCGCAAATCAATGGCAATACCCGCGAGGCGTTCCCGGTCAGCCGACGCGACCAACTGGCGGAAAACCGCCGAAAAGGCAAAATCAAGCGGGCGGAAAATGCAATCAAGCTCGCGAATGCGGAAGTCAATCCGGCACTGGAACAGGCGGCAGCTTGGGACGAGCTGGGACATTTGGGCGGAAACGTCATCAAGGCGGAGTATGCGGTATTGCCGAAAACGGGAACAGACGACGAGATTGTCTTGTTTGAGGCGGATATGTAGTTAAAACGGTTTTAAAACACTTTTAATAAGGAAAACATCATGACAAATACGGTCAACAAAGCACTGCAACAAAAACTGGCTGAATTTAAAGCCAAATCAGGGATGAATCAGACGATGCTTGCACGCGGTATCGGGGTATCTCCGGCATCTATCAGTATGTACCTGAATGATACCTACGCGGCAAAAGGCGGCAAATATGAAACCATCGAACCGAAAATCGAAGCGTTTTTAGAGGTGCAGGAAAGTAAGGCGCAACGCGAAGAGCTGGTTTTGGGGTTTGTATCGACCAAGACTACCCGCCGAATTTCTGAAGTGATGCGCGATGCGCATGAAGCGGGCGACACGGTCGTTATCTACGGTCAAGCGGGTTTGGGCAAGACTCAGGCGGTCAAAAACTACTGCGAAAAGAATCCCGCCGCCATCCTGATTGAGGCTAATCCGAGCTTTACGGCTTTGGTCTTGATGCGCAAGCTGGCGGCAGCGGCGAAGGTCTCAACGGTTGGCAGCCTGAATGATTTGTTTGAATCAGTATCGGACAGATTGCGTGATTCGGGTCGTCTGATTGTGGTTGACGAAGCGGAAAACCTGCCTTTACGCGCCCTTGAGATTATCCGCCGATTGCACGATGACACGGGCTGCGGGTTGGTTTTAAGCGGTATGCCCCGACTGGTGGCTAATTTGCGCGGTAAGCATGGCGAGTTGGTACAGCTTTATAGCCGAGTGTCGGTTGCGCTGAATTTGGGCGAATCGATGCCGGATGAAGAATTGGAAGAAATTGCCAGAGCGGCGATGCCGGAAGCGGATGATGCGACGATTGAGGAACTGGTTAAACAAAGCAACGGCAATACGCGACGGATGAGTAAGTTGATGCGCGGTGCGGTACGAACGGCAAACAAAAACGGCATCAAAATGCAATCGGGCATCATCAAAAAATACTCGACATTGATTATCCGATAGGTCGTCTGAAACGGTAAGTCTTTGACAGGGCTATATATTTTTTTACCCTATGATTTTAATAAGTTATTGTTTTTAAAGGAAAACGAAAGTGCAAGTTTTGAAAAAAGTTGATTGGAAGATGTTTTCGCCGCCACGCTTTTGGCGGTGGGTGCCGGTCGGAATGGTGGTCGGGGTGTGGTGCTTCGTTGCGGGGATGGCGTTGTATGGCTGCACCCAAGAACCTGAACCGGTTGCGAAAGAGCCGACTAAGGCCGAGGCGATGGACAGACAGGCGGATTTGGAAGTTTTGAAAACGGGATATGCCTACGAGGCAATGAGTGTGGAGCAGAAGATGGAAGGAGTGGTTTATGAATAAGTTCAGACGTCCAAAACAGGGACTGAACCGAGCCAAGGAATTGGCTTTGAAACGGGCAGTCGAGGAAATCCGCGCCAAATACGGCGAACGGGCGATTATGAAGGGATGGCGTGAGCCAGAAGGGAAGTAAAAATGTTAACCAAGTTAAAACCCTGCCGAGTTTGCAAACAGATGAAGCCTGAAGTGGCATTTGCTTGGACTTGGGATAAAAACGGGGGGCGGAAACGGACGCATCGATGCGCGAAATGTTGGGCGGAGCAGATGGAAAAAGAAGCTCGGTTGAATATGGAATGGCATCGCGAAAAGCGCGGGACGGTACTTGAGTTTGGACGACCTGCCGTCGCCCGCTCGGTTTGGGGCGATAGCTGGCCCACCGCTCCTGAGATTATGAATAGCCGTTACTGGACGGCAACGGATACACGCAAAGCGGATGCCGAATGGGCGTTGAAATTTAGGGAGTCTGCGAAATGAGCTTTAAAAGACGGAACAACGATTGGCAGGCATGGGGACAACACCGCCGGCGCGCGACGAAGTTTATGGTGAAGCGAAACCGCGAGCAGGAAGTCGCTGAATATCAGGCGCAGTTTGAAGATAAGGACGGCAAAGGTCGTCTGAAAACGGAAGGAAACAAAGATGAATGAAAAAGAATTGACCGCATGGCTCGAAGACCGTGGGGAACTCATGGTTATGAAGAAGGACGGCGAGGGTTTCGTGATTGCCGCCCGCGCGCCGGACGGTATTTTTAAAACGGCGGAGGCGGCAACGCTGACAATGGCAATAGAAGCTTGGGAGGAAATGCGATGACTACCGGAATGATGATTTATCTATTGATATGCGGGCTGATTGGTTTGGCACTGGTGGTTTTGGCACTGATGAGCCTGATTGAAAACTGGTTTAAACAACGGACTAAAGCTGTTGTTTTGGATGCCTGCGGTATGTTTATTGGGTTGGTTGTTGTTTTTATAGCGTTTTTGGCAATTATTGGGGTGGTTAAATGATTGAAATCAGAGATAAAAACTTTGTTGCGTACAACGCAAGTGAAAGTGTTTTGGAAAGCATCATTAAGGATGTTTTCACTGGGGCGATGTTAGGGTTTTGT